TCTTCTTGGCTGAACGTGATCGTCTTGTCGTCTTTCTGGTCCCAAGTCATCTCGACGGCGCACTCGAAGTTGCCGCTGACGGGGACGGCGGGCGTGTCGAAGCTGTCGATGTCGAAGGAACGATCGGGGATGGCGATGCCGCTGACCTTCAGGCCGAGCGTGTTGCGCACCTTGAACCACACCTTCACCGCCTTGCGCTTCTCCAAGAAGTTCGCGCCCTGCGGCGTCATCGTGTTGAGCGGCATCGGCGTTACGGTCGGGTTGAAGTTCAAACCCACCTCACACAGTGCCGGCGCCGAGATGCCGGAGAACTGTACTGTGCCCGTATCGCTGACCGTGTCGTTCTCCATCGCGAAGCCATCGACGCGCACCCGCACTTCTTGTCCAGCGAGCGGCAGGAAGTCGGCGTCAGTCGTCGACGCCTGACCAACCGTCGTGAACCCGTCGCTCTGAATCGCGCAGTCGGTGTAGTAGTCGTCATCGACGATCTCGAGGTACACGCCGGAGACGCCTGCGATCTCGCGCTCGGTCGCAAAGTAGATGTCTTGAAACACGACACCGACTGCCTTGAATTCTCCCTCGGTCGTCCAGCGCACCCACGCCTGGACTTGCGCCTCCTTGCGAGTGTTGAGCACAGCAGCCGTGCCGTCGCCATTGACCACGAACACAAGGCCGATCTCATCTTCACGAGAACCGTTCCACGCGGCGAGGTCGACGACGTCGTTGATGAGGTGAGGTGCGAGGGATGACACGCCGAGCGAGTCGTACGCGTTCTCCTCGTAGTTGAAGCGAAAATCGCGGATCGCCTTGCCGGTGCGCTGCGGAAAGAGCGTCGCGCCGTCGATCGTGACAGGGCGCACTTTCGCTGCGCCGTAGCCAGTCTGTGCCACCGGATTGTCGCCCGGCACGATCGGCACACCCTGTTCCTTGACGAATCGGAACTCACCGCCCGAGGTGAAGATTTGCAGCGACCGGCCGGCGAAGAGGCCGTTAATCGCATTCAGCTGCGCACCCGTGATCGTCACGAAGATCGGCTCGTCGGGTAGACCGGCGAGCGTCTCGAAGTTCAGAATGTTGTTGACCTCACTGCCCATCAGCGATTGCTGAAGGCTGCGCGTGCCGCCAAAGTACAGCCGCCCCTCGTAGAAGGCGACCGTGCGCGGGTACCCGCGCGTGGCGCTCCATGCGTCCTCGGAGCGCGGCGTACCTTGCGTAGTCTGCGTGATCGTGATGGTGGCCGCGGAGCTCAGTGCGGTCCCGCTCATGAGGTCGTAGCTGTTGGCTGATGCCAAAGCGAAGGTGACAGTGTATTGGCGCACACCCGTGCGCGAGCAGCTCACCCCCGTGAAGCCCTCGACGGTGTACAGTTTCTGCACTGCACGCGCAATGTTAGCCGCCGTCGCAGCTTGGTCGGTGGCGCCCGAGTCGCCGGCGTACGTGATTGCGCCGGTCTTGGCGCCCTCGAGCTCGAGTTGGAACGTATCGCCTTGCGCGAACCCGGAGCCAAACGTGATAACCTGAACATCGCTCACAGGAGTCGGCGAGCTCGCATCCGCGAAGTCGTACTGCGGGATAGCGTCGAAGTCAATCGTCTCGCACTGGAAGTTCGTCGAGCTCTCGCGCAGAAAGAACCGCGGCGCGTAGTCCTCATGCACGATGACCATCGTCTCGGCGCTTGAGCCGGCATCGATCGTCGAAAGGTCAGCGCTCACGTACGGAGTCGGCACGTTCTCGATAACCTCGCCGTCGAGCACGACAGTGGCGCACCGGTCGGTGAGCGCGACCATGTAGGGCTCCTCCGTCGACACCTCGAACGGAATCGTGCGCACGTTCGACACGGTGCCGGAGTCCTGCCACACGTTCATGCCGCTGGTCGTGATCTTGACCGCGCCCATGTCCGTACCGCCGATCTTGACGACCCGCAGGTAGCGCGCCGCAAACACATCACCGGGATCAGTGAAGCCGCGGCGATAGCTGCGTGCGGTCGTGTCGACCAAGGGGAAGGCGCTGCCGAGTGTCGTCCACGATGCGTTGTCGGCGCTGTATTGGATGCAGAACTCAGTGCTTGACCCGCCGTCGGAGTAGATGTTCATGCAATCCACGAACTGAATCGACTTCGACGAGCCGAGGTCGTAGTGCAGCACGACGTATGGATTCGCGGTGCTGACATTGACAGTCGTCGTGACAAGCGTGGTTTCGCTGTCGTCATTGGCGTTGGCGGTCGTGCCGCCGTTCGGCGCAGTGACAGTGACACCCGAGCTGATGCGCGTCAGCTGATTCGGCAGCTTCGCTGCGTAGCGCAGGCCGCCGCGGCGGCGCACGCCGCCCAAGTGAATCGGCACGACGTTGTCGAGCACGAGCGCGCCGTTGTTGTAGGCGTCGGTCTCGACTCGAGCAGCAGCGCGTGGGTCGAGCACGCCGCTGAGAAAATTGTTCTGCGTGTACGCCGTTCGCACTTAGCGCACGTCCGTGAAAGGGCTGTCGACGATGGAGACCGCCGGACGCGCCTGCGCGTCGGCGAACATCGCCTTGTCGCGCTGCGCGATGTACTTGCGCTCCATCGCGACCGTGCGGGCATCGTTCTCCGTGATCGGGGCGAGCGCGTCGCGCGCGAGATCGTAGGTGAGGAGCAGCGTGAAGTACGCCGGCAGGTCGTCGATGCTCGGCTTGAACATGTACTCGGCCTCGAACGAGGTGCAGTTCGAGTACACGTGGTCGCCGTACACTTCGTACGGACTCGGGTATGTCTGCCCGATCAGGAGTAGGCAGTCGCTCGGGAGCTGGTAGGCGTACTGGTACTCGTTGAGCGGGTCAACATTCAGGCGCGAGAAGACACCCTTCTTCATCGCGAACCGCCAGCGGTTGCTCTGCAGAAGCGCCTCGTACTTCATCTCGAACAAGTTCGAGAGGACCCTCACGCCGTAGCGCTCATCGGAGAGCGAGTTCACCGGCGGCTCGCCGGCGAGGATCATCGCCTTCGAGATGATGCTGATCTTCGACTGGGTCTCGATGCTCAAAGCGGAAGGCTCCAATTGATCTGGTGCGGACGCGGGCGGCCGCTGAAGCAGACCACCGACGCGCCGTCAGGTACGCGCCCCTTGGGACGCACGTCATTCTTGTAGTGGACGAAGCGATCAGGCCACATGTCCTGCAGCTTCACGAAGCTCTCGCCAACTTGGTCTTGGATGTAACCTTGGTCGCCCCAGCGCTGCCAGTTCTGCTCGTAGCGCGGCGTGCATGAAACTTCAAAATTCTTGTAGATGTGTGAGAAGTCGAAGACAGGGTCCCAGCACATCACGCAGGAGTTCAGCACCGGGCCGTTCTGGTCGACGAACTTCCAGTCCGCGCAGGCTGCGAAGCCGTAGCCCGCACCGAAGATGTCCGTGACGTCGCGCACGATCATCGTGTCGAGATCGAGGTACACGACGGGATCGACAAACAACTCGGGCCGGAAAAGCTCGATCTTCGACCACCAGCCGCGCCAGTTGTGCTTGAGCTTCACCGTCTCGACGCCCGCGAGATTCAGGTCCGCGTTCGTGAGGCACACGAAGCGGAAGGGCGCCTTGAAGTGCTCGGCGATGCCCGCGCGCAGACGGCGCACGTAGTCCGCGCTGTAATCTCCGCCCGTGCGATAGACGCAGGCGAAGGTTACTTCGGAACCCATATCTTGTCTTTGCGCCAGTTGAGCCGCAGCCGGTAGTTGAGGGCGCGCATGATCGGCTCGGGATCGATCCAGTCAGCGCCGAAATACTTCTGGCCGAGGCCGTTGTCTTCGTACACGATGACCGGTCGGTCGCGGCAGATGAGGTTCACAGCGCCGCGGAGCACGCGGCCTTCGTAGCCCTCGACGTCGATCTTGATCAGGTCAACGTCGGCGATCGAAGTCTCGTCGAGCGTGAGCATATTCGGCTCGCCGAGGCCGCAGCCCGATCCGTCCCCGCTGACGCGGTGCATGCCGGAGTTCGCGTTCGCCGGGAGCACCAGCTCCACGTGCGCGCGCTGGTCGCCGACGGCGTAGGGCAGCAGCTGCACGTTCGGCAAACCGCTCGTGTTCTGGATGAAACACTTCCGATTCTCCTCGACGGGCTCGAACGCAACCACACTCTGGAAGAGCGGCGCCAAGTTGCGGGACCAGAGACCGATGTGCGCGCCGACGTCTACGGCAGTGCGCCTGCGCGGCACGAACCGAAGCGTCTCGCGCATGAACTCGAACTGCGCGCGCTCGCCGTGCATGCGGCTCGAGGCGAAGGTCGGATCCCAGTCGGGGGAGACCGCGATCACGGACTTTTGCACGGAGCCCCCAGAACCTCACGCGTGTATCCGCTCATCGAGAACACCCTCCCCTTGAATGTCGTCTGCGCCAGCTCCGCCATGCGCGCGCGGTATCGCTGGATGATCTTCTTGCTCTGCGCCGCCAGATCCCCGATGCGGGCGCAGGCGGCGTCCTGCCGGATGCCCTTCGATTCGCCCGGAGCGTAGCCCGAGCCGTCTAGAGGACAGCCACACAGGATGATCTTGTCGAAGCCCATCGCGAGCCCGATCAACGCGGCCTTGCCGGCGCTCGTGGCTCCTGAGCTCATCTCCGGGCCCCACCAGTCGGTGATGCTCGGGAAGTTGGCGCGAGGCGCCGGGCGACGGGGGTTGCCCCAGTTCGCGTGCCAGCGCACGGGGCGCGCGTTCGGAAACGCGGCGTGCCGTGCGGCGGCGAATTGTTCAGCTTTGTCGGTGTGGCCGGCGAGGCAGTGCTCGGCGGCTTCAACAAGCGCGCATGCGCCGTTCACCGTCATGATCGTGGCGAGCGGGAAGAGAGCTTCCGCCGCGGCCAGATCGTCGAAGAGATTCGTGGCGCTGCCCGCCACAATTAATTCTGACATGCCCCCTCCGGGCCGTCAACTACGGAATGTTCGTGAAGCTCACCTGCGCGATATCGATGCCGCAAGCGAGCGCGGTGGCGTTGTTACAGCGCCAGGCGCTGAAGCCCATGAGCGTCGTATCGGCCGGAATGTCGGTCGTCCACGTGCCGCTCGAGGTATCACCTGTATCCAGCCGCACGACGCTGTACGCGACGCTGCCCGGGGTGACGGTGAGCGTGAGTTCGTACACGGCATTGCTGGCGCCGGCCGCCGGGAAATTCGCGCCGAGATCGACGGTCGTGGCCGTGCCCGTGCCGTCGTTACGGATCAGCTGCAGGTTCGTGCCGGTCGAGAGCTGGCATACGCCGAGCACGTTGAGCAGCGTGTTCGGCTCCACGTTCGTCGGCGCCGCGGTGGGAATGACGCCCACGAACATGCGCGCACCCGAGACCGCGGCTGCGTCGCTGGGGACGAAGCGCGCCCGAAACGTGTAGCCCGCGTTGCCGCCCATGCTGCCATACCACTGCGAGGCGGCGGACCGTGCGCCGCACAGCGCGGCCGCGGTGGCGGCCGACACGTAGCCGATACGCCGCTGCGCGGTGATGCGGTTCGTGGTCGCCACGGTACGTGCCGTGGCCGTACCCAGCACTGTCGCGGCCGCCGCGCCGAGAACGTCGAGCGCGGCTGTGCCGTTGCCAGGCGCCTGCCACATCGCGACCGCGCGCGTGGTCAGGTCGAGACCGTTCGTGCCGTTGATACCGTTGCTGCCGTTCGACCCGTTGGTGCCAGCGGGCCCAACCAAGTTGACCGGCGAGCCCCAAGCGCCTGAAGCCTTGGGGCCATAGAATTGATTGGTGTCCGTCCGAAAGTAGACGTCGCCATCGGCGCCGAGACCAGCGCTAGGAGCACCGGATCCACTTCTAACAGTCTTGCCGTCGACACCGTTGGTGCCGTTCGTACCGTTGGTGCCCGCGTTTCCTTGCGGGCCTTGATCGCCCTGAGGCCCTTGTGGGCCCTGCGGACCGGTGATGGCCGTGAGCGCAACCAAGTTCGTCCAACTGGTGTCGCCTTCATAGCGCCACTGGATGTACGTACCGTTGTTCTGGAACTCGCACGCGCGCCCGTCAGCGCCCGGCGGGCCCTGAGTTCCGGTGCCACCTCCGCCCAAGTCCTTTGGTTCGTTGGGGCCGATTTGATATCGCAAACCGCCCGGTCCGCGCTTCCACTTCGGGGGAACTCTGCTCATAAAGAAGCCGGGGCCTTTCGGCCCCGGACTCCAGTTTCCGAGGATTAGTCGGAGTCGATCGCGCCGAACGCGACGGCGTTCGAGACGTCCACCACGCCCGACACCGGCGGGTTCGCCGTGAGGTCGCGCGAGTTCGCGTTGACGATGTGGATGCCGTACGTCGAGGAGCTGGACACGAGGATCCAGTCGCCGACCTGCAGCAGATCCGCCGCGCCGTTGAAGTAGCCGGCCGCGTCGACCGCCGTCAGGGCGTCGGCGGTGGCGTAGGTCCAGACGGTCGGAGCGCCGCTGTTCTGCGGGCCGACGCGCTGGAGAGTTGCACGAGTGAGAGCCATTTGAGATGTTCCTTGCGAGAGTTGAGAGGGTAGAGCGGGAGCCCGGTAGTTAGCCGGGCTCCCTGAGTCTTACGACTCGTAGCTCTGGACTTCGACGACGCCCTTGCTGTCGATCACGATCGCGCCACCCTTGTAGATGGACTGCGACAGGTACGACGCGCGCTCCGGGATCCAGTCGACGTAGCTCGTCGGCTCGATCGCGGTGGCGAGGCCGACCGCGGCCTTGTCGTAGGCGAAGCACAGGCGGATGTTCGCGGAGCCGGTCGGCAAGCCGCCTTCGACGCGATTCTCGATCGCTTTGAAGGTGAAGCCGAACGCCGTCTTGTTGGCGAGACCGCCATCGACCAGCGCCTTCATGGTCTGGTAGTCAGCCGACGTGACTTCCGTCTCGGCGAGCGCCCCTTCCATGCCGGCCGCGTTGACAACCATCGTGTGCTGGCCGCCTTCGACCTGGTACTCCAAGAGGTGACGCTTCGCCCGGCGCAGCTTGTCCGCGTTCAGGAGCGAGTTCGTGCCGCCCAAGTCTTCGTCCACGGTGCCGGCGATCGAGGTCGCGGCGTCGAGGGCGTCGATGATGAGCTGGTCTTCGCGCCGGCCGATCGCGTTCGCGTCGGTCTGCGCGAGCATCGCACGCTCGTCGACCGTGGACTCGGCCTGGTCGAAGAGGTCCGTGTAGTCGCCCACGCGCCAGTTGGTCAGCGTGGCCGCGACCTTCGCGTGCGTCGCGTCCTGCGGCGTGATGAGTTCGGCGCTGTTGTGCTGGAGGGCGACGGTCGAACCGAACTTGCGGAAGAAGTGGGTCTGACCCACGACGCCCGTCTTCAGGGTGACCGTGCTGCGGAGCGTGGCCTTGCCCTGGTAGGCGAGCTTGACGTCGTCGGCATAGGAGGCGCGGGCAGCGTTGGTAGTCGTGCTGTAGGTCCCGCCCAGGTTGATTGACATGGGATGTTCCTTGTTGTCGGAGGGGTAGTTGTTAGGTCTGCTGCCGGACTTCCACCAGCGTCGCGCTTGACTCGGGGTCCCGCCTTGTGGGCGGCCCTCATCTCGCACTCGCTGCCGTAACGTGGCAGCCTCCGAGCTTTCGCTTGATGCCGGCTCTTTCGAGGTCCCGGCTGCGAAATCTTGTTAGGTGCCTCTCTTGCGAGAGGCACCGTACAAGACATCGATCTTGATTACGCAGCGCCCGCTGCGGCCTCCGCCGCGTAGAGTTCGCGCTGCATCTTGTCCACCTTGTGACGGTGGGCCTCATCCGTGAAGTAGAGGATCTGACCGTCGGGGCCCGTCTTCGACTTCTCCTTCGCGATGAGCGCACGCGCGTTCGGCCCGCCCTGCGGGACCTCGGCGCCCGGCGCCGGCAGCGACACCTGCCGCGTCTTGCCGATGACCGCCTCGATCACACGGAACACGGCCGCGGCGTTCGGGCCGCTCGTCGCCTCGCGGAAGTCGTCGTACTGGTCGCGGATGTTCACCGCCGCCCAGTCAGCCGCCGACTTGATGCGCGCGTCGGCTTGGTCACCGAGCTCGGCCTTGATCGCGTTGATGTCAACCGCGAAGCTCGACTCGTACTGCGCGAGCATGCCGAGCACCTCGTTGTATGCGCGCTGGCTCACGTTGTTCTCGAGCGCCCACGCGTTGAAGGTCTTCAGGAGCGGGTTCTCCTGATCGAGTTCACCCTGCACGCCGTCGGGCAGCTTGAACTCGTACTTGCCGTCCTTCGGCGCGCCGGTGAACGCACCAAGGTGCTTCTCGAGTTCCGTGTACGCCTTCGCCTGCTCGTCGAGCGTCTTGTACTTGTCGGCCTTGTACCACTCGGGCGGCGCGCCCGTGCCCTTGATGCCTGGAGCGAGGAACCACTCCGGGTGTGTGACCGGCGCAGCAGCGGGAGCCGCCGGCGCGGCGGCCGGAGCCGCAGGCGCCTCCGGGATCAGCGACGTCGGCGTGGGGGCCGCCGGTGCTGCGGGCGCAGCCGCGGGTGCGGCGGCTGCCGGAGCAGCGGGAGTTGCAGGGGCAGCCGGAGCAGCAGGAGCGGCAGCCGCGGGAGCGGCGGCGGGTGCTGGCGCGGCGGCCGCGGGTGCCGGAGTTCCGGCCGCGGGTGTCGTCATCGTCATTTACCTCGTTGGTAGTTAGCTCAAGAAATCCGGCTCGGCTTGCTTCGCCGATGGCGCGTACAAGTTCTGCGCGCGCTCGATGCCCTCGTCGATAAGGTCGATGAACCGTCGCGCGAACTCCTTGGCGGCGTACGCTTGGACGGATGAATCAATCGGGATCGTGGTGCGCGCTTGGCGCCGCCACATCGCCAGCAGACGCGCCGCGCGCTCATCGGTGACGAACACCGAGTAGCAAAGCGTCACATCCTGATGTTCACGCGCGCTCTGCGCGCGCGCCTCCTCCGACTCCTGCTCGAACTCGAACATTTACACCCCCTGCTGTGGCTGGCCCTGCGCCTCGGTCTCCGCGGCCGCGTCGACCGCCTGCTTCGCGATGTCGCCGACCTGCTTCTTTTCGGCGGCCGGCCGGATGAGCGACTTGTCGATGCCTTCCTTGCGCGCGACCCACGCCGGGACGTCCTCGATCTTGAGACCCATGCCGAGTGCGCTTCCGCTCGGGTCGACGGCCTGCGCCGTCGCGATCGTGCGCTGCAGTGCTTGGATGTCTTCCTGTGCCTGCGACTTCGCGAAGGGCGAGGTGTACTTGATCGCGATCAACTTGCCGTTGACCTTGAACTTCGGGATCAGCCCGCGCTTCTGCAGGATGTACGCGCCGCGCGCCATGATCGCGGCGAGCAGCTCGAACTGGATGCGGGCATACTCGCCGCCCATCGCCCAGAGCCGATCGCGATCCTCGATGTTGATCTCGGAGGCGCTCTTGATAGCGCCGTCGCTGCGCGCGGGACCCATCATCTTGCGACGGATGGACTCCTTGAGATCGGTCATCATCTGCTCGGTGATGCCGAAGTTCCCGCCGATCTCAAGCGCACGCAGACTCGGGTTGCCGCTGTCGTTGCTCGCAACGGGCAGGATCGTGTTCGGCGCGAGCTTCGCCGTGTACGGGTTCAGCACGCCGTCGCTCACGCCGGTGAGCGGCGGGGCGACCTGCAGCGCCGCGTGACGCAGCACGAACTCGGTCATCTTGTTGAGCGTCTTCGCATCCGAAAGCGCGAGCAGTGCGCGGCCGCGGCCCCACAGCTCACCGGGGGTCTTGCTGGCGCGCGCGACGATCAGCGGGCAGCTCTCATCGTAGCTGTAGCGCCAGATGATCACCTTCGCGGCCTCGTCGATGACGATGCCGTAGTACTTCTTCGTCGGCCGGTGATAGACCTCGCACTGGATCAGCTTCACCGGGCGAACCGGATCCGTGAGGACGTAGCCGCGCGTCTCGTCGGGCAGATCGAAGAGCTCGAGCCCCGGATACATGCCGAGCAGGTTCTGCGCCTGCGGCTCGCGGCACATGAACTTCGTCTGTATCGTACCGTCCGGGCCCTCTTCGAGCTCTAGTGCCGGCAGCGGCACCGAAGTGAAGTTGAACGGGTTCTCGTCATCGCCCTCGTCGAATTGCAGCGCGCACGTACCGATCATCAGATCGAGCGCGCACTCGCCGATCGCGGAGCCGAAGTTTGAAGTGTTCAGGAAGCCGAAGAATATCTCCGTCGCGTCCTGGATGTTCTGTTCCGTTTCCTCGTCGAGCTTGTTTGGATCGACGAGCGCGCCCGGAGCGTACTCAGCCCAGCGCGACCACGGCGGAAAGAGCGTAGCGACCAGCGTGTTTGCGGCCGACGTCGTCATGTCCTGAAGCGTCGTGTCGTATAGCTCGCTGTTCTTCGGTTGCCCCTCGGTCTGCCACGAGAACGTCTCGCGCGCCGGGCACGCGAAGCGCTGCGCTTCCTGGTAGACGGAGCGCCACTTATCCTTGCGCTCCTTCGCGCGCTGGTGCCGCTTGAGAAGCGCCTCGACATTCTCGAGGTCCGGTGGAAGCGTCGACAGCAGCATGGCTTACTGCTGCACCGTGCGGAAGCCGCCGCGCAGCAGCCCGCCGGTGCGGCCGTAGGCCGCCTGGGAGCCGCCGCCTGACACTGCAGTACCGCCGCCTGAGTAGCCACCAGCGCCGCCGCGGCCGGCGGTGTTGCTCGGTGCCATGCGGAAGAGTGGCGAACCGCGGTAGCCGCGCAGGCCATAGCGGCCGCCGACGAGCATCTTCTTGATTCGCGCGTTCTCTTCGTCGTTCAAGTTCGCGAGTTCCTCCTGCTGACGCGCCATGATCGCTTCTTGCATAGCCTTGTCGTTTTTCGCGCTTTTCTCGGCCGCGTCGATCGCATCGGCGTTCTTGATGACACCGGTGCTGATGAAGTGCATCTTGTCGTGCAGCTTGTCGCCTTCGATGGCGCGCGCCGCGTTGTCACCCAAGCTGTACTTGCGGAAGGACTTGAAGCCCTTCGCCATCGTTTTCGTCAGACCAGTACCGCCCATTTCCTCACCAGCTTGTAGAGTTGCCACGGCGTACGCACGAACGGCGCGTACACGCCAAGCGCAGCCTTCACGAGCTCGACACACGTCAGCGGCCCGAAGGCGAAGGGCGTGTGGAGCTTTCCTTTCGGCACCTCGTGCCTAACTACCAGAGTCGTCACCGGATGACAGCCGCTGACCCAATTGGACTCCGCCGGGCTGTGCGGGTAGACCTCAGTAACGATGCCCTCGAAGCACGGCTCGAGGCGAATCCAGCCGTCGCCGTTCTCAAACTTCCGCCACGCTTCGACGTGCTGGAATCCGGGCTTCAGGAGCCGCCACAGCCACGAGCGCTCGCTCGCGTCGGGCAGGTTCCGAAAGACGAGCGTGAGCTCGAACACCATCGCCTCACCCATACGGGCTCCAGTCACCCATCACGACAGGCGCATTGATCTGGACCGCGCCCGGGACGTTGATCACGCCGTGCTCGCCCATGTCGATGAGCCCGTACTCGCACGCCTCGCAGACGTGCGACCACTCGTTCTTCTCGGCTTCATCCTTGAAGCGCTCCTGCCCCGCGATCTCGACGCGGCGGTAGTTCCACGCACCCGCGAGTCCACGGCGCAGAACCTTGCAGCGCGTCGAGAACACGATGCCGGGCTTACCGTTCACGATCCGCTGCAGCGGCCGATCGAGCGCGTCGCGACGCAGCTGCGCCTGGTTCGTAGACGCGGGCATCGCCTGAACGCCGTTCGCACGCAGCACTTGGAAGTACGTGCTCTCGTCGGTGTCGCGCCGATCGTCGCCAGACGGGTCGCCGCGGCGCGCGTTCGATGCGAACATGAGACCGGGCACGCGCGCCTTCCACTCCGCCTCGCGAGCCTTGATCTGCTCTGCGAAGCGCGCGCCGCCGGTCTCGATGCAGACGATCTCGTCGAACGCGATGATCTGCCCCGAGGGCTGGCGCTGCAGAAACACCGCGGCGGGCGTCAGCCCGAAGTCCATGCCGATCCAGGCGAGGCCCGGACGCGGCAGCAATTCTTCCTTCGCACCGTGCATGCTCTCGGAGTAGTCCGGATGCACAGGCTTGCCGTCGAACGACAAGCCGATCTGGTTCGCGAGGTTCACGAGGATCCAGTCCTCGCGCTTACCGGCGAGCTGGCGCTGGTAGTAGTCGGCCTTGAGCACCTTGAGGTTCTCGGCCTCCGGGTTAACCTGCCAGCGCCCGCCGACCTTGACGACCGCCGGCGGCTGCACGAAGTACGAGTAGCCGGGCAGCTCGCCCTTGAGCCTGAGCTTGTCGAGCTCTTCCAACCAGTGGTCATCGTCCCACGCGTTCGTGTCCATCAGCACGCCGACCCAGCTCGAGTAGCCGGGCATCGGGTAGCGATCGACGCGGCCCGTGATCATGTCCAAGATCGCCTTCGGGATTTCCTTCCCCTCGTTGATCCAAGCGCCAGTGAGCTGCATGCCGCGCAGCTTTCGTACGTCGTCCGGCTTGTCGAGCGCGAGGAAGAGAACTTCCGCAAGCACGCGCGTGCCGTCTGGCAGATCGAAGTCGAGCTTGTGCTCGGGCGGCGCGCCCATCGTGAAGTGGCCCGCGCCGTCGGGCACCACCGTCTTCCAGTCGCGGATCGTCGTGTTCTTCAAGTCCGGGTAGGTGTTGCGGATCGCAGCCCACCGGGACCGGCGCACGCCTTCCTTCGAGGCGCGCTGCTCGCAGATCAGGCGGAATAGCTTCGCCGCGCTGCAGGTCGTCTTCCCCGAGCCGAGCGGCCCGCGGATGATCTGCACGAAGTCGGAGCTGTCGAGATACTGCTGGAGCACTGGGCCTTGGGCCCGGTACTTCAGCACCGCCTGTCCTGCCACTCACCCTCCTACGGGTAGTTAGATCGTCTGGTCCACGCGGCGCAGCAATACTTGCCGGTTGGTGGACCCGCACCACGACACGACCGATTTACTCGTCTTCGGAACGTGTCGCTTGACCTGCTTCTTGCACCTTGGGCACTCGAACTTGGCGTAGACCCCGGCGCGCGAAGGCTTACGGCTCACGCGATGAACTTCTTCGACTTCGCCGAGCTGATGTCGATGCGACGCGCGCCCGCGGCGCCCACGCCCGGCCGACGCTGCACCCAGCTCGTGCCGGGCTTCTTGATCATCCGGTTCGCAAGTCCCGGCTTCTTCATGTTCTTCTTGGTCTGCTTGTTCGTCAGCGCTTTGGCAATGTGCGTGTACGGCATCTAACTATCGCTCCTCAAAGTCACCGTCGATGATTTCACTCTCGGTGGCGCCCGCGGGCTTCTCACCCGAGAAGTCGAGCA